TGTAGACTTTGATGGCATCTACGATGACGGTGAAACAGTGCGCCCGTACTTCACAATCTGCTTTGGTTCGAATATGACGTAATTTGCTCGTTAATTCAGAACCTGCTATAATATACACTTACACAAACAAACAAGGAACACAATGTCTACAGTAACTATCGTCAGCGGCACTTATCGTAACTTTACTTTGTCTAACAAGACTATGCGTCTTGTTGCAGGCTTTAAGTCAGGCGCTAAAGGTAACTATGTTACTGTAATTGGTGATGAGACAATGGGTGAGTTTGAAGGTAAACAGATTCGCGTTAAAGTAGAAGACGAAGCCAGCATTGTTACTGACGGCACTGTAGTTGCACAAGAAGTTAAGGCAGAAGTTCCGCAAGAAACAGATGAAGAAGCTATCGAGCGTATTCGTGAACGTTTCCAAATTTTGGAAGATATGACAGAAGGTGCACGTGACGGCGCAGTTAAGGCACTTATTGTTAGTGGCCCTCCCGGCATTGGCAAGAGCTACGGTGTCGAGCGTGTACTCGAGCAAGCTAGCTTCTTCGATGTTATCGGTCAGCGGAAAGTGCGTTACGAAGTTGTTAAGGGTGCAATGAGTGCGTTGGGCCTGTATGCTAAACTTTATCAATTCAGCGACCCAAACTGTGTGTTGGTGTTTGACGATTGCGACAGCATTTTGCAAGAAGACTTGAGCTTGAACATTTTGAAGGCAGCACTTGACAGTTCAAACAAGCGTACTATTTCTTGGAACACTGACAGCCATATGCTTGACCGCGAAGGCATTCCAAATCGTTTCGATTTTAAGGGTAGCGTAATCTTTATCTCGAACATCAAATTTGAAAATGTGCGTAGTGCAAAGTTGCGTGACCACTTGGATGCACTTGAGTCACGTTGCCACTATTTGGATCTGACAATGGATACGACACGTGACAAGATGTTGCGTATTAAACAGATTGTCAAAGACGGTATGCTTGACAAGTACGAATTTAGCGAAACTCAAACTGAAGAAGTTCTTACTTACGTTATCGAAAATGCTTCTCGCTTGCGCGAAATTTCCTTGCGCACTGTGCTCAAAGTTGCAGACTTGGTGAAGATGAAGCCAATGGGTTGGAAGCGTTATGCAGAAACTACAATTATGAAACGTGCGTAAAATAGTTTAATTAAGATAGCTACTTCGGTAGCTATTCTTTTGAGTTCTCGATATGTATCGTGTATACTACATATATGAAGAAATGTATTATACACATAAAAGACGAAATAAATGTAAAGCTAGAGGGATTGGATGTTGTCTTACGCAGGACACTCGAAAAGAAACTAAAGTTCTTTCAACCCCACGCTTACCACACTCCAGCATATAAGTTAGGTCGATGGGATGGATGCGTTAGCTTCTGTAGCATTGGTGGCGCAACTTATCTTAACTTATTAGACAGGCTACTCACTGACATTGTCGATGATGGCTATGCAATTGAAATCAAAGACGACAGAACACCTCACGAGTTTGTATTCCCAGAAGTAACAGAAGACTTCCACAAGGACAAAGTGTGGCCAGTCGGACACGAGAGGGCAGGTACTCCTATCTTGTTACGTGACTATCAAGTAACAGCAGTTCAAGAGTTCGTCAAGAACCCACAATGCTTGCAGGAACTTAGTACAGGCGCAGGTAAGACGCTGATGACTGCAACTATGAGCAAGTTAGTTGAGCCATATGGCCGAAGCATTGTTATTGTACCTAACAAAGACTTGGTCAGACAAACAGTACTAGACTATGAGAACTTGGGACTTGATGTCGGCGTGTACTTCGGCGACAAAAAGGAAATAGGCAAGACACATACTATTTGCACTTGGCAAAGTCTTAACAGTATGGAAAAGCGATTCAAGGAAGGCCTTAGCGAACTTAGTTTAGAAGAGTTTGGACAAGGTATGATTGCAGTTATTGTCGACGAAGTGCACCAAGCTAAAGCAGATGTATTGCAGAAATTACTTAGCGGTGCCTTTGCCAATGTACCTATTCGTTGGGGACTAACAGGCACTATCCCCAAAGAAGAATACGAAGCAGTGGGTATCTTTGCAACATTGGGTGCAGTTGTAAATACCCTGGCAGCAAGTGACTTGCAAGAACAAGGTGTGCTAGCAAACTGTGATGTTAATGTAGTACAGTTAGCAGACGATGTCGAATATAAGACCTACCAAGAAGAGCTATCTTACCTTACTACTAATCAAAAGCGCATCAACTATCTTGCAAATATGTTTGCGAAGATATCAGAGAGTGGTAACACCTTGATTCTTGTCGATAGGGTCAAGTGTGGAGAAATGATTGCAGAAGCGATACCGGGTAGTGTATTCGTTAGCGGCGCAACAAAGTCCACTGACCGTAAAGATGAATACGATGAAATCAAAACATCATCAAACAAAATTATTATTGCAACTTACGGTGTAGCAGCCGTGGGTATTAATATCCCGAGGATCTTTAACCTGGTTATGGTTGAATCGGGGAAGAGCTTTACGCGAGTCATCCAAAGTATTGGACGGGGTATTCGTAAGGCGCACGACAAGGACAGTGTCCAAATTTGGGACATTACCTCTAATGCAAAGTTCGCCAAGAAGCACCTCACAGTGAGGAAGAAGTATTATGCTGACGCAAAATACCCTTACACAATTAACAAAATCAAATGGAAATGAAAGTATTATTAGTAGTAGCACTAGAGCAAGAGCTCAGTCCATCAGCAACACAACTCCTTAACGATAACAACATAGATATCGTTTATTCAGGAGTGGGCAAAGTCAATGCAGCTCTTAGCACGTATACTGCCATTAAATGGTATAACCCGGATATTATCTTTAACTACGGAACAGCAGGTGCTGTCGGTAATACAACAGGCCTGGTAGAAGTTACTGAACTATGTCAGCGTGATATGTTGCCCGGCGATCTTGGTCCGCGCGGTATTACGCCGTTTGCAAAGTCTACCGAATTATTTCTAACTAACCAGCGTGATGGATTACGTTGCGGGACTGGAGACAGTTTTGTATCCTCGAAGGATGATTGGTTAGACGAACAAGTAGATGTAGTCGATATGGAAGCGTGGGCAATTGCAAGGGCAGCAAGCATACACGGAGTCCCGTGGAGATCGTATAAGTACATATCCGATAATACCAATGACGATAGTGCCAAGGCCTGGCTCGACAGTGTAGCCAAAGGTAGTGAAGAATTTACTGCATTGCTACTTGATTTTGTCAATTAAATAAGCTATAATAAGTAATGAAAATACTAACCACAGAAAATCTAGCGTTCGATATGAACGATATGCCGGAAGAAGTTGATGACTTAAGGTACGGTGTACTGGACTATAGTATGCCAAACAATGTCGACTACCACTTTGTACCGATGGTGTTTATGGAAAGTTTCAATGCGCCAGCAGCAGTGCTACGCATAGGTAACAAGCAAATACAAATGCCACTAGACTGGAGCGTCATTATTGGTGATCCAGAATGTGGTGAGCCTGAAATCATTCCGTTGATGACAATTAACGATAGGGGCTTCAGTACATTTGTATTCAATCCTATTACAGGTACTATGCCAAAGTTTGAGCCATTGGACTTAGTTAACGTATACACCGAAGTCAAATGGTATTTCCCTAAATTAAAATTTGGACATATACTTGCAGTTCCGTTAACTGACGGATTCAATCCACCTTGCGCATACTTTGTTAAGGAAACACAAAAGATTCCAGAAGTACTCGCACTACACAATATGGTATAAAATGGCAACCAAGGCAAAGAAGACTCCTGCTGAACCTAAAGCAAAGAAGGTTCCTAAGATTGCGCTATCTGAAATGTTATCGGCATTGGATGTGCGTGATCGAGAATGGTACTCAAGGCTAACCGACGAGCAGAAGAAAGAGTTTAGTCCTTGGCTAGTTATGCGCTACGCAAGTAGCGTGTCTGGTCCCGGTTATATCGAAGATCATTACTTGACATTAACTAATGAATTATGTAATGTGAACTTTAGCAGCTTAGGAAAAGAACACGATGAGCTTCATTGGCTTTGCTTACAAGCAGTTGGTATAGGCAAGAGGCAAATGCATCCGTTTATTCGACCACCTAAACGTGGCACATCGAATAAACTATTCACTTGGTTAGTTGCAAGATACCCTGGCCTTTCTGATGAAGAGATTGAGCTTATGATTAAGGTTAACTCTACTGAAGAACTGCGATCCCTGGCCGAACAGTCCGG